TGATGATGCTATCTCTTATTCAGATGATGAGCTTGGTCAAGACCGAATAACCTCTGGCAAATACTATTCTGGACATATCCCTGAACAAGATGATGAAGGGAGATCTGGTGTTGTCTCTTATGATGTAAGAGATACTGTCAATGCAATACTTCCCTCCATGATGCGTATCTTCTTTGGTACGAAAAATATCCTTACCTTTACTCCAAATGGCCCTGAAGATGTACAGATGGCCGAACAATGTTCTGATTATATTAACAACCTGTTGATGGAACAACAACCAGACTTCTTCAATACGATGATGTCTGTGTTCCAGGATGCTCTTATCCGTAGAACAGGTGTAATGAAATATTGGTGGGAGGAAGCCGAAACAGTAAAAAGCTCTAAATTCAGTGGTCTTGATGAACAACAAGCCCAGATGATTGCAGGTGAGGACGATGTGGAATCGGTGGAAATGGAGCAGACAGATCAAACTCCAGAAGGTATCCCACTTTTTAATGTTACTGTTAAGCGAAGGACAAAGAAGGGTAAGATCAGAGTTGAAGCTTTACCACCAGAAGAGTTCCTTATTGATCGCAGAGCAAAAAGTGTGATGGATGCAGACATAGTATCCCATCGATCCTATAAAACAATTTCTGAATTAACAAGTTTAGGTTATGATCCAGAAATGTTGGAGGAACATTCGTCCAATGATGGAGCATTTGGTAGTAATGAAGAATTTATTTCACGTCACTCGGATGCTCCGGATCGGGGTCGTACACATATGGAACCTGCACAGAGAAAAGTTCTTTATTGTGAATCATATATAAATTTGGATGTTGATCAAGATGGTATTTCAGAATTGAGACGGATATGTACGATTGGAAACACACATAATGTTGTTGATAACGGGCCCTGCGACTATATTCCATTTGTCTTGTTTTGCCCTGCACCGGAACCGCATACCGCGATTGGTGCCTCAATTACTGATATAGTGGCCGATATACAGAGGATCAAGTCGGCAATATTAAGAAATGTAATGGATTCTCTGGTAATGGCAGTAAATCCACGGATGCTAGTACTGGAAAATGCTGTTAATTTGAAAGATGTTTTAAATACTGAGGTTGGTTCTATTATTAGAGCTCGATCCCCCGGGGCTGTTACTCAATTGGATATGCCATTTGTTGGATCTCAAGCCCTACCAATCCTTGGGATGCTAGATGAAATCAAGTCCACGAGGACAGGTATCACAAAGGCATCTCAGGGAATGGACTCTGAAAACTTACAATCTGCAACTAGACTTGCTGTTGATTCTACTGTAAAGGCTGCCCATGCCCACATTGAGTTGATTGCACGGATATTTGCTGAATCTGGACTAAAACCACTTTATAAAGGTATTCTCCAGTTAATACACAAGCACCAAGATAGAGAAATGATGACCAGATTGAGGAACCAGTGGATTCCAATAGATCCTAGGTATTGGGATGCAGATATGGATGTAATGGTTGATATTCCTCTTGGTGCTGGAAATGACATGGAGAAAATGCAATTCCTGTCAACCATTGCTCAAAAGCAGGAGACTTTACTCCAACAGTATGGATTAGAAAATCCTATTGTTAATTTGGGCCAGTACCATACGACTCTCTCCCGAATGGTACAGTTGGCAGGATTTAAAGATCCGGAAGCCTTCTTTGGTGATCCGGCCAAGTATCAAGCTCCTCCACCTCCAGAGCCTCCACCTCCTTCTCCAGAGGAACAATATATTCAAATTCAAGCTCAGAAAGCTCAGTCTGATGCACAAAATGATATGGGCAAACTTGAACTTGACCGAGAAAAAATGATTCGTCTGGATGATAGAGAGAAAGATAGGAATGAAACCCAGGCTCAGTTGTCGATCATGGATATGGAAGCCAAATATAATACAAAACTGGATACTGAGAAAATAAAAGCAAATCTTGAACGTAACCGTGAAGCAGTCAAAGAACGTGAGGCAATGATTAAAGCACAACAGGCACAACAACAACAAGCCCAACAGGCACAACAGGCTCAGCAACAGCAAATGCTAGCTCAGGCTCAACAACAACAACAACAACAACAACCACCACAACCACAAGGCCCACCTAATGCGTAAACGCACTGGTCTTAGAAAAACTGAAAACACCGGCCCCGGTATAATCCCCCGAAAACCATCATTTATGAGCCAACGGCAATGGGATGATATACCGATTAGCCAGAGGAAAAAGGTTCTAGAAAACATTAAAAGAACGGAAGGAAAGTCTGCAACAATGGGTAACCCTGCCGATTTTGTAAAGGGTATTGCTGCAGCCGAAGCTGGTCTCCCAATGGATATTGCATCCATATTAGCTCCTGGTGGAGGTGTATCACAGGCTCAACGATTAACACAAATGCGGCCAGGTGGCCACCCCGGTTATAAAGAACAGGAATTTGTCCCAGAATACAAGGGAACAACACCTGACCTGTACTCTAAAATGGGTGGAGATCCAACTTCTGGAGCTGGCTTGTTTGGTGAACTTATGGCTCCTGGGGCTATATTTGCTGCTCCCATAGCTGGAATAAGAGGTGTTTCAAAAGGAATTAAAGCTCTTGGTAGAGGTAATAAAGCTTTAAATAGAGTATTTGGAGCTGGTGATCCAATATTTGCAAATCAAGGGATGGAAGATACAGCTCAACTTTTATCAAATTTAAATGCAGAGGGTCAATCTGGTGATGTATTTATTGCAAAAGATAAATTAAAAGCAATGATTAATCAGACTGACCCCCAAAAATCTCAAATTTATAATAAACAGATCAGGGGATATTCTGGGTTTGATGGGTGGTTAAATGATTATAAAAATGAACATGCAAAAGGTAAAAAAATTGATACAACAGTTTCTTTGAAAGATCTTGAGGAGTTTTGGGCTGAACATAATTTAGACATTAGAGAAATAGAATCTACTCGATTTGCCGAACAGTATGTACCAGATGGTGGTACAAATGGTAAAATGGTTGTTTTGACTTATCATGGTAAAACCCCACCTATGTCTCTCGAAACTTCTATTAATCTTGATCAACTTGCTCAGGATATGCATCAAAAATCTTTTGATGAACTTGACCCAACTGATCAGGAATTTCTTGAAAATATATATCCTAATCACTATCCGGAAGATACAAGTGCACAATTTTTTGAGGTGACTGATCCAAGTTCTATGAGTGTAGATTCTAAAATCATACCGGATCCTGCCATAGCTGAAAGGTATCCACAAAAATGGCAAGATGATAAATCTGCTCCTCATCATGGTGAACCAAATGCTATAGGTCATATGCGTTATGACCATCGACCAGGTATTGGTGAACAAACTGGAGAAAAACATTTAAGTTTTCATGAGGACCAAAGTGATTGGGCACAACGGGCAACAAGAGAAGGAGTTTTTGATATTGGCCGTTATGATGACGAAATTTATAAAATGCAATTGGAAAATAGGAATTTAACAGACCAACTTAAAACAATGGATCATGAAGCTGGCAGGTCACCAGAGGGAATTAAATTTGCTGCTATTATAAATGATAATCATGCTGAAATAAAAACTTTACGAGCTAAAAAAAAGAAATTAATAGATAAAATGGGTGCATTAAATGCTGCTCAAAAGATTCCATTTATATATCCAAAGGATCAAAAAAAATGGTTACGGCTCATGCTTAAAAAACAAATTAAAATGGGAGTGGATGCTGGTGTTGATAGGGTTACATTTGGATCTAGTGAACTTGCCAACCAAATTGGTTTATCAAGTTTGTATAATGTTCATGAGGTTAAAATTAAAAAAATGTCTAGGGGCGATAAATTTGAAATCAAACGAAAGGAATTTAAAGAAGGTGGAGGTTATCCTGTTATTGAACATGGTGAGCCAATAGGATATAAAACAGTAAGTGGAGAAAAGTATCCTTATCTTGTAGAAGCATATAGTAAATCTGGAACTAAAATTGAAAAGGAAGTTAATCATTATTCAGAGAGTGGACTTTTTGCTACATTTGGAAATGATTTGGCTGAGAAAATTATAAATAAAGCTAAATTAAATACTAAAACAGTAATTACTGATCTTAAAGATGTTGAAATTGGTGCCGAAAATTTAAAAGTACTTTATGATAGGACCATGCCTAAAATCTTAAAAGAAGAATTCAAGGACCTAGATTTAGAATTAGAAATAATCCCATTGGGTACACACATCGATGAAACAGGCAGGAGCCTCCAAATAAACCAAGATGTAGCAGCTGCGGCTAACGAAGTAGAAGATCAAGTTCGAATAGCATTTCTTGATAATGAAGAAGTTACCCGGGCCAGGGGAGCTTTAGAGGAACTTGGTATAAGAACTGCCTGGCATAGGGAGCCTCCGTATATATCCTTTGGAACTTTGAGTGAGGCCGGAGAAGAAACAAACCGTTGGAGAGGCCTTGAAGAATTTGATGCAGCACTGGCACAAGGTGATGTACCATTGGCGAGAGGGCATTCTGATGAATTAGTATCTACTGTTAGAGGTTATGCAGGAGCAATTAATAATAGAGTTAGACCTACCGGGGATTATTTAGACAATACTCCTGGTGCTATTTACAACCCTGCATCATTACTTCCTGAACAAAGGGAATTAACAGATATACGCTCTAGGGAGAGGATTGGAAATGGTAATATGGATGTTATGGAAGGTGTTGATTGGGAAAATTTAGATGAATATCCACCTGGAATCCATGATAGGTTATTTATGTTTAACGGCGTTAACAACGGTGAAATATTTGTTGGTACTGCAGAATCTATACCATTTCATCAACAATACCGTACTTCTGGGGAATTTTTAGTTGATTTGGATAATGCAATAGAGGGTGGAGAAATTAGCAATCTTACTGCAGAAAAATTAAATGGGATGTATAAAGCAATGAAACACATTGAAATACATGGTAATATTCCATCATGGGCAGGAGTTGTGGACAATCAGTGGGTTCATTTAATGGATCCAAATACTAGGCAGATAGAATTATCACATATAGAAGAAGAATTAAGAGGCATGTATGGCGTAAGGGTAATTCCGGACGAAACTGGAGTTGAAAAGCCTAAGTTTACACTAGACGAAGGAGGGGAACCATTTACTGCAGATGAATATTTCGAGAGTGAAATTTTTTCCTTACAAGATAATGCAGATGGAGGGAATATAATTGAAGATGGTCGTTTATATGAAATGTTTCATGATGACCCAAAAATATTTAATGCAATTAATTTAATAAAAAGATATGAAATAGCAGGTGACCCACTTTTGGATGCTAAAGAAGTTTTGACTAAACAAAATGTTGAATATATGCCAATACATATAAATCAATATACTGCTGATTACGATGGGCCTGTTCATCCCCAACATACTCAGACAGGGCATCTGAATTTACCAGAACATCCGACTGGTAACCCAATGATTCCATGGGAACCTAGACCAGATCCAATTACACCTGATATTGAATGGGACCAATTACATCGAACTACAGAAGGTTTGAGACAAATACAAAGTTTACCAGAAGATATACAGGGCACACTTGAAAATTTAAGGGATATATCAGATCGTATTGAAGGTATTTTTGATATACAAGTGCATTATCCATACCATGAAATGCCTCCTGCATATACAGTCGGATCTCTTTCACAAGCAGATTTAATGTCAATGGATGAATTATTAAGTCATCCAATGGTATGGGATATGGATGAGATTGAGGAGTTGAAAGAATA